TCAATGTAATAAAGAAGAAGTAATCGTTGATGATACAGACGAGTGTTTAAGCTGTCAATAAAATGAAGATAGTTTTATTTATGATTCTATGTTCAGGACTAGCTGGTAAATGTCTTGACCCTCATAAGTCCACTACTACTTATGATAATTTTTATGATTGTATGATTGCTGGTTATGAAAACTCATTATCTAAAATGCAAGTCTTAGGACCAGAAGCTGTTAACGAACATCAAATGTTTATTAAGTTTTTTTGTACTCCTGAAAAGAAAGAAAAAAAATTAGACACTTAAGAATGAAACACATCTCTTGCAATCTTTTCTAAATCATCAGACAACTCAGAAAAATTAGCTTTACATTCTCTTAGTAAAGCTGTAATCACACCAGAATTATTTTTAGAAAAATGTAAATCTATTTTATTCATGGGATAACTTTTTATCTCTGCAATAAATTGTCCTTGATTATTAATAAATAATTTAAAACCCATCAACTCAGCTTCTTTTCTTTTAACTCTTGGTTTACTTAATTTTGGATTGGGCTTCATGTTTTTTCTTTAGTAAGTCTAAAAGAAAATCATCATCTGATTTAGCTTTCCTTAATTTAGTTAAAGGTTTCTCTCCATCTTTAAAGATTTCAATACTTTTTATTCTAGCAGGGTTAACCATAAAGAGAGGTAGTCTAGGATTATCAAATGATTTAACCATGAAGAAACCATCATCAGCTATACCAAATGTTTGAATATTTTTAATATCAATATCGTCTGATGCAATTAAACATAAACGCATATGACAGGTAGGGGTAGGGTTTGGCTTCTTAGGTTTGCCATCTAAACCTATAACATTATTCATAGGTTATATATCTGTTCTTACAATATGTTTTCTTAATGCTCTAACTAATTCTTCTATCTTATCTATTATAGAAATTAAAGATTTATCTTTTATAAAAGATTGTTCTTCTTTTAATTTATCATATTCTTTAATAGAGATTTGAACCATTGGACTTGGTGCTTCAGTTTCGTTTTCATAAGTTAAGTCTTCTTGATTACTCATCATCTACCATTTTATTTTCATTATAATTTTTACTAACAAAAGATTCACCAACAACTTCTTTCTCTATTGGTTTACCCATATAACCTATCTCTCCTGATTGGTAATCATCATCAACTAAAGTATCTATACTTTCTGTATAAAATTCATTTAGCTTTTCATTATTTCTTTTTATTTTCTTTTTTAAATGTTCTTTTAAATCATCTATCTTAACAAATAAAATTTTATCTAGATGTTCATGTATACCATACATTGATAAATCATTTAAAGAAGCAATCAATCTTCTAAATCCTTTGGCTCTTTTTTCCAGTTGCCTTATCTGTGCTTCTGATAAACTCATGAGTAATCCCTCTCTAATATCATTTCAAGATAGTGAATAGCTTTTTCAATATCTTTTTGTTTTCCTTTTACTTTGTGTCTGCATATATATTTAATAGCATTACCTTCTGCAAACTCTAAATGATTTTCATTAATAAAATGAGCAGGTTGGATTTTCATTTTAGCATAATGGTTTCCATCTACTTGCTTATCTAATGAATCATAGGTAGTACCTTTGAACATATCTTTATGTGGCATATTATAATGGTCCTTGTTCTATCATCTTCTGTCTTCTTAATTGTTTCTCTGTTGGTTGTAACATAGCATTTAAATCATCTATTGTCAACGCTGGATTTCTTTTTAATTTTTTAACTATCCATTTATAAGACCATGGCTGTAGTCTAAATGTATCACCATGATAGTAATGAGTTTGATTAGGCATAAATTGAAATACATTTTTATAATTAATCTTACTTGCTTCCTCTTTAGTTAGTAAAGATTGTAACCATTCAACAAGAATATGTTTAGCTTTTCTTCTTATGGGTTTCATTTGTTTAGTGTTCACTTTGTATTCTTCTAATCTTTTTTTCTAAATCACTAATTTGTAATGCTAATTTTTGATTATCTTCTTTAACTTCTTTTACTTCTCTTTGGTATTGGTCATTAATTTCTAATGAAATTGATAATGAATTATCTAATTCTTTAACACGCTTTTCTAATGCTTTCATTTCAGGAGAATTATTACCAATTCCTTTTATAATAGTTAACTCTCCTTCTGCTTCTTGTCTTTTCTTTTTTTCTTCTCTCCACATTTCTATTGGTGATTGATAATCTTTACTCATTTTCTTGTATATCTTTTTTGAATATATGTTAGTAATTGATTTGCTTTTGCACAAAGATTTATTTTATTATATGCAAAGTGTTCAAATCCTTTTCTATTCCGACAAAATTTATCTCGTTCAGTAGCTTCTCTTTCTCTTTTATCTAAACCTATAAAAACTTTATCATTCCAAAACCATTTATCCCACAATGAAAAATGCACATGGTTTATCTCTAACCATTTTGTAAATTTTTTCATAGCGTTTATTTTTAATAATTTAATTTTCATCTTTATCTAACTTTAATAATTTAAAATTCTTTTCTCTATCAAAATATCTATAAGACATTCTTACTGGTTGAAACTTATAAACATAATCAAAGACAATCTTCTCATCTAATTCTTTACAACTATAAACATCCAACTGTACCAATGCAGGATTAAGTTCATCCCATGAGTGTAAAGTTATATGGGATGTTTCTATTATAGTAACAGCAGTTAACCCTCTATTACCTACAGATTCACAGTACTTTGCATATGGTCCACCTAATATTTTCATATCAATATCTTTAATTAAATTTCTCATCCACTTTCTAGTAGACTTTAAATCTTTAGGTGGTTCTAAAACTTCTGCTCTAACTAGCAAATGCTTGTGTTTTAATTCCATTCGCAAATTCTTTTGTTATATCTTCTACATTAGGTTCTTTAACTACTTCAGCTAAGAACACTTTCTTATTTGAATATTTAAATACTCTTAAACCTTTGCCTTTGTTAGCATCCTTATAACATTCAAACTTATGTATACAAAATTGACAACCAATTGGTATAGCTTTGTTTCCATTCTTCTCTGTCTTTAAAGTATAACATCTTTCAGGTGGTACATCACTAGCAAGTTTACTATTTAAATTTTTAATTAAAGTTTTAACATCAGGTTTAGCTAACTCTTCTGGTTTATAAAAACATATATCACCACTTGATTTATCAGCAACAAGAAAACCTCCAGCTTTAGTACCAGTAGCTTCTTCATATCCTGATAGCTGGGCATGATACCCAAAAGGGTCATCATCTAATAGTTCACCATTCTTAAATTTTTTAAAACTAAAAGGAGAAGCAGACTTAACATCACATATTTCTCCATCTACCTTGGCATCTATATGTCCATTAACATCATCTATCTTAACTTTCATTTGTCTATCTTCTACTTTATGTCCAGATAATTCTGTTAGATATAATAATAAATGTTCAATGATATGTCCATATAAAAATTTTAAATTATTACTTGCATCATATTCTTTTGTTTCTTTAGGACTAAACTTATCATACCATAATTGTCTAGCTGGTTTACCTAAGATACTCATTCTTAATCTACCATCATACTTTTCTTTTTTAGGTGGTGTATTCCATGCAATCATAGCTTCTTTAATATTATTAAGAAACTGATTCATATTCTCTTCAGTTATCTTTGCAGGTGTACCATTAGCAATGTTAGCAATTAATTTTTTAATATCAGTTGCTACTGTATCAATGCGTTTCTGCCCAGTTGTCTCCGATTTTATATTGTCCATCTAATTCACATCTTAATTTTAATTTTCTACCAGCATCTCTTATTGATTGTACTGCTAGTCTTCCAAACTCTTCAGCCCTTCCTGATTCAACTTCATATTGAAATTCATCATGTACATTTACTACAGGATAAGCTTTGATTCGGTTATTTATAACATATTGGTCTAGCAATGTCAACGCTAACTTCATAACACAAGCACCTGCTCCCTGTAATAAGCTATTCAGGGCTGCGTGAGGGTGTCTTATGAGGATTTTTCTTTGGTCAAGTCCTTTGAGCCATCTTCTGTTTGACTTAGCCACTCCATCCACTTTTTCTCGTAAGCGTCTAAGATTTGGCGTTGCTCTAAGAAACTTTTCTTTAACTCGTTCTCCATCTCTTTCCGAACCTCCAATGATACTTCCGATTTTTTTTGAACCTGCTCCATAGATGAATGCGTAGATAAAAGTTTTGCTTTCATCCCTTGACTGAAGACCAGCAGCCATCTGATTTGTTGTGTGTATATCTCCATTAATGATTTCATTTGTATATTCCTTATCGTTCATGTAGTGAGCCAACATTCTAAGTTCTAATCCTTTAGCATCAACTCCTACTAATTTATTTCCTTTGTCTACAATCCATAATTGTCTACAATCTTTTCCATATGGTGAGTACACAGCAGGAACTTGTGCCATGTTGGGTGCTTGATGAGACATTCTTCCAGTTATTGTACCATTGGTTATAACTTTGCCATGTACTCTACCATCTTCCTTAACAGCTTCAATCCAAGAACTGACTTGAGCAATTCTTTTTTGTAGCATTAAGTATTGATTTATTAATTTAGCTTCTGGTATATTAGTTATTCCAGATAAAACTTTTTCATCTACAATTGTATGTCCTTTATCAGTTTTCTTTTTTGGTTTCCATCCAAGTAGAATTAATCGTTCAGCTATCTGTTGCCTTGAACCTAAATTAAATTCTTTATATTTAACTTTAATAAAGGGAACTCCCTTTACATAACCTCTTGCTTTGTTATTAGACTTAGGTATAAACTCTGTCTCTATTTTTAATGGAGGAAAAGTTGACCTAACTTTACTTTGAAGTTCATTCATGTCTTCTTGAAATTTACTCTGCAACATATAAGCATTAACAACATCAATCTTAAAACCTCTTTCATGTTGTCTTTGAATTATTTGTGCTACCTTATGTTCAAGTTCAATTGATTCTCCAAAATCTTTTACTCTTGGTAGTAGAAATTTATATAACCTTTGTGTTAAGTCAACATCATTCCTACAATACTTTAACATCTCTTCACTAAAGAAATCAAATTGTTCAAACTCAATTTTATTTTGACCAAGTTTAATTCCCCAATTTTTTAATGAGTGTCCACCATCTATCATAGGATTTAATAATCTAGATATAACAAGTGTATCTGTTATCTTACAATTTTTAAATAAGTCATAACCAAAAAATTTATTTAGTACTGGTATATCAAAGCCAATTATATTATGACCTATTACTTCTTTAGTTTGTTTAATAAATTCTTCAAACCTATGTAACTTGTCTTCAGTAAATTGATAAAAAGTATCTTCATGTTTACAAACTATACACCAAATTTTATCTGCAGTTAAAGTTGTTTCAATATCAAATACGACTTTATTAAAAGTCATCTGCCTTTACCTCAACCTCAGATAATCTTCCAGTATCTGAATCATATTTTAAATGACAACATGGACCAGTTATACCAGAGAAACGATTCTTTAATACTCTTATCTTAGTAGTGTTCCGAATCTCAGGGTCATCATGCTGTGCGTCTCTCTCAAGCCCTATAACCATGTCACTTAGCTGACCTATAGAAGCTGAACCTCTTAGTTGAGATAGAGAAGTAGCTGCTCCCTCTTCATGTCCTTTACCATCTGGTCTTCTTAAATGTGATACTACTATCATAGCTATGCCTGTCTCTTGAACAAGTGTTCTAAGTCTAGTCATGATTTCATCTAATGCTCTTCTCTCATCACCATGAGATTGGTCTGATACTAT